TCATAATCCGTAGGTCGGGGGTTCAAGTCCCTCCTCCGCTACCACCGTTAACGTATAATCTCCCCCTTTTGGGGGCACCCCTTCTGCCAACGCCATTATGTTCTGCAGTCGGCCCACCATTTCGACCTCCAGACCCGTGCGGCCAGGCGCAGGGGTGAGCACGACATAATCGATCAGGCTGCGCAGGATGTTGCGACCTGTGCGCTCAGCGGCGGCGTCATGTGCGAGGGTCGCTGTGATGTTCTTCACCGCTTCGCGATAGCTGTCGACGATCGCCGGGTGCAGGATGATGGTGTTCTCTGCCTTGCGTTCGCCGATCTGGGCGAGCAGCTGCTCGCGCTCGGCGCGGGCGGCGTGGAGCGCGGCGAGCAGCTCGGGGATTTTCCCGCCATCATCGGCAATCACCGTCACCAGGCGATCGATCTTGGCGGTCAGCTGATCGACCTTCTTGCGCTGGGCGCTCTCCGCCTGGCGGTCGCGCTTCTGCAGCTCTGACCGGCGGCGGTGATAATGCTTCACGGCAGCGGCGATCTCATCGGGGTGGAGCAGATGCTCCTCCAGACCACCGAGCACCTTGCGCTCGAGCACCGCGTTGCTGATCTGGCGACGGTTGGTGCAGGTGCCGGTGCTGCGCGTATTGGCGCAGCCCCAATGGCCGTTGGCGACAATGACCACCGAGCCGTTGCAGACGCCGCAGCGGATCATCCCCGAGAGCAATCGCTTGGGCCTGCGATTGACTTCCTTCGCAACCTGCGCGCGCGCGCCAAGCGCCAGCTGCAGTCGCTGCCATTGCTCGGTCGGAATGATCTGGAGCTCGGGCACCGGCGTGCGCTGCCATTTCTCCGGCGGGTTGGGCCGCGACACGCGGCGGCGGGTGTCCGGGTCACGCACCATATGGGTGCGATTGTACACCAGGGTGCCGCCATAGATTTCGTTCCGCAGGATGCCGTTCTGCCGCCGGGTATCGCCGTTGATCATGGATACCGACCATTTGCGACCTGTCGGCGATGGCACGCCCTCGGCATTCAACCGGCGCGCGATCGTGCGCGCCGAATCGCCTTCGAGATATTCGCTGACGATTCGCCGTATGATCTCGGCCTGATCGGGGTCGATCTCCCGCAGGCCAAGCTCGGGCTCGCCGCGCGTATCGAGGCGGTGCAACTTGCGATAGCCATAGGCGAGATTGCCGGGGATGCGCCCCGCCGCGACGCGCCCGCTCTGCCCGCGCCTGATCTTGTCTGCCATGTCCTTGCGGAACAGCGCGGCCATGGTGCCCTTGAAGCCGATCTGGAGCTCGTTGATCTCGCCCTCGGAAAGGCTGAAGATGCGCGCGCCGGCATGGATGATGTGATCGTGCAGCCAGCTCATATCGCCCTGGTGGCGTGAGAGGCGATCCAGCGCCTCTGTGAGCACCTGGTCGGCCTTGCCCGCCTTGATATGCTCGACTAGTCCGTTGAGGCCTGGACGGTCGCGCACGGCCCCGGAAATGGCGAAATCGGTGAAGACCGCCGTTATCGTCCAGCCTTCACGCTCGGCGTGCTCTTGGCAGACCCTGACCTGATCCTCGATCGACCGGGCATTCTGAAGCTGGCTGCTGTAGCGCGCATAGATAGCTGTCCGCACGAATCGCTTCCTCCGTTTCGCGCGCATGGTCGCGCTGTGCCAGTGCCTCGGCAAGCGCAATGGTGATATCGCGGATCTCGATTGGGGGTGACCGGCGCATCAGGCTTTCGCGAGCGCGGCCTCGTAGACTTGGGTGACGCGAGCCACTGCCGTCGCGAAATGGTCGGGGTTGTGCTCGATCCCGGTGAAGATCAGCCCGGCCTTGATCGCTGCCACGCCCGTCGATCCCGTGCCCATGAAGGGGTCGCAGACCGTGCGCCCTGCGATGTTGGTGATGATCTTGTCCATCACGCTGTCGGGCTTCACGGTCGGATGACCAAACTTGGCTTCGCGCCGGACAGAATACGCCTCGATCACGCGATCTTTCTGGTCGATATCGCCTTGGGGATGATAGCCGCGCGACCAGCAATGCACATAGAATTCGACATCGGGCCGATAGTGCTTGTTGGCGAACGGCTGAGGGTTCCTCTTCCGCCACATGCACAGCGCGAAGCGCTCGAACAGCCCATCGAGATAGGGCAGCAGTTTAGAGAGCTGATCGTTGTGGCAGAACACGACGGCCGCGCCGCAGAGCAACGGATTGATGATGCGGTGATCGAAGCCCTTGTGGAGCTGCTCTCGCACAATCTGATCCATATTCCCGTTGCGAGCCTTGCGATACTCACCGCCACCTTCGGCGCGAAACTCGTACGGCGGATCCGTGACATCGGCATCCATCCAGCCCAGGGTGGGGCGGATGGCATAGGCGTCGCCCAGGTAGAGGCGGTGCGGGCCGATCGTCACGATGTCTGGGACAGCACTCATCGTCAGGCAGCCTGCTGTGACGTGAGGGGAATCGGATCGCCCTTGTCGTCGAACATGTCGGCGAGCTTGCTGGGGGCCATCGGCGGCAAGGCAGGCTTGCCGATCGGCGGCTTTCCGGGTTGACCGTGCGCCATCGCCTGCCATGCGGCCATGCCATCGCGCTGCCGTTCGAGCTGGCGCACAGCCTTGGACAGCTGGCTCCAGTGCTCGAGCAGCTCTTCCCTGCCCTTGCGCTGGATCTCCGTCTCGATCGCCTCGCGCGCGCGGGTGACCGCCTCGAGCGTGCGATCGATGGGGCAGATATCCGCGGCGCGGGTGTCGCCGTTGCGCGGACTGGTGCCCGGCACCGGGTGCCCTGCCAGCCAGGCCTCAGCCGCTGCCCAGGGGGCAAGGTTCGCTTCGGCGGTCTCCGGATCGATCCTGCCGGCAGCGATTGCCGTTTCGGCGCTGGCGATTCGGCGGTCGAGCTCCCGCGAGATGAAGCGGCGGTCAGGCTTGCTGGCCATCAAGTCCCAACTCCCTGTGACCAATATGGCTGGCTTGCCAAGCCTCGGCACATTCGGCAGCTTCAAGCGATAATAGGAGGATGAGATGGCGACGCGAGTAGGTGCAGGAATGGAAATGCCGGCAGACGTCGGCATTGTGCAATTCCGGGTCGATCCGCCGGCTAGTATATCTGCTGGCGATTTTGCGGGGCTTGTGACCGCTTTTGCTACTGTCCTCGAGACTGATCTGAACAGGACAGCACGCCTCGAGGACGACGACTGGGTAGCTCTGATCGACTCGGTTGATGCCGGCTCGTACATTGTCCGGTTCAAGGCTGCTGCGAAACGCGAATGGGAAGATTTCCGCAAAAGCGCTGCGGAAATGGCAGGTTTGATTGCGCTGCCTGAGAACAGGCTTGTCCGCTATGCCAGCGTGGCCGCGATCGGCGACTTTGCCCTGAACTTGGCTGCCGCAATCGCCAGTCTCATATCGAATCAACCACCCCTCGATCCAAGCGTTGCCACTTTGTGCAGCATTGTCGTCGAAAGTGGTGCAACCGTGACTGTATCCGGGTCGGGCTGCCCCCCCGTCACAATCAATCCAAAACGCCTCGCGGAATCTCAGGCATTCCAAACCTACCCCCTGCCCGATGAAGTTAGAAAGATACTTGCGAGTAACGACATCTACGTTTCCGAAAATGCTCGGATTGGAGTGCACAGGGAAATGGTCGCGTACGTCTCGGTCGGTGCTGGCAGACGGATGACTGTTATCGACGAGGCTGGCAGACGATTTGATGCTGCCGAAACCATGACGAGCAACTCGGCGTACAATTACGTACGCGGACACGGCATGGGAAAGCTGTCCTTGGTCGTTCAGCCGGTCTACGACCAGGGGCGCATTGCTTGTCTGTTTATACGCACCGTTCGATAAGTCGGTTTGCATCAATCGGTCCTTTCACCGAGCATGCGCGCGTGCAGGTCGAAGGCGTTTTGGGGGGTCCATCGGGTTGAGGGTGCGCGCGCGGCGCGGCGGGCGGCGATGATCTCGCCCGCCTTGCGCTTCCAGCTGCGCCAGTCGGCCATGCGCTTTTCGGCATGGGCGCGGATCAGGTTGTTGCGGACCTCGCGCGGCAGCTCGCCGTAGCAAACCAGGCAGAGGCGCTGCCAGCGCTGGCGGGTGTGCGTGCAGCCGGGCACGTCACAGATGTGCTGGCGGCGGCTCATTGGGCCTGATCCTGGATGAGATCGTGCAGCTTCCAGTCTCTCGCCTGCTGCTCGAGCTGGCGAACGCGAGCACGGGCACGCTCGAGCTGCGTTGGCAGGTTGCGCACCCGCATGCGGAGCCTTTCGTCGGCGAGTTCAGGGCGGCTGATCGGGCGTCCCATGATCATGCCCATCCCGCCCAGTGCAGACCGAGCGCCAGCACTGCGACCAAGCCCGCTGCGCCCATGGCCAAGCGATCGCGGGCGATCTCTGCCCGCTTGTCGATCGGCGAGACCTGCTGGCCGATCGCATCGTAGAGCTGGCCATCGGGCAGACGCGGCGGTTTGCAGTCGCGGCAGCGGCAGTGATGATCGTGGATCGAATTGACGTGCGGCATCATGCCATCTCCTTCTGGGGTGAGCGATTGGAGGCTGCTGGCAGCTCAGGCTGTTCGAAAATCCAGCAGTGGGCGTACTTGCCCGCCGGGTTGTTCACGCCCTTCTGGGCGATGAATTTTCGGGATTTGGAGCCTTGAAGAATGCGCTTCAGCTCCATCATGTTGATGGGCGAAAGGCCTGCGTTCCGGCAGCGCATCTCGAAATAGCTCAGGCTGACCGCCATGTACTTGTCGGCATGGCGGTGCTGGTTGATGCTGTTGCCGTTGCCGTGGTCGCCCGGATCTTCGCGCGAGATCAGGTAATCGACCTTCTCCCAGAAATCGGCGACCAGCGGGTGATCACCGCCGCAGCTGTCCTGGCGATCGAGCGCCATGCGGTCGACGAAATCGACGGTCTTCGCGAGCCAGGCTTCGGGAATCTCGAACAGGTATTTCAGGCAATCGACAGCGGCGGCGAGCTGGCTGTGCGTCTTGATGCAGCGCGAGTTGTGGAGACCGCGCACGCGCTGGCGCATGCCGCTTTCATGATGGATGTAGCGCCGGAAGAAGAACTCCAGATAGTCGGCTTCCTTGCGGACGACATGGACGATCGTGCCCGACATAGATTCCATCGGCCAGCTTTCGAGCTGGATGGCGGCATCGCGGGTCTCATCGTTCCATTCGGCCTTGTCGATCTTCATCGACATCAGGCGCTCGAGCACGGCGGGCTGGGCGTCGATGCGCTCATTCTGCATCAGATAGATCGTGCCCCAGAAGGGCGGCTCGAAAGTCTCGGTGCCGGAGGATTTCATGCCGAGCACGCGCGGGCTGCGCCCGTTGTAGAGGGTCAGCAGTTCCTGCCAGTCGAAGCGGCGCTGGTGCCCCTTCCCCTCTTCGCGATTGCCCTCGATCAGGCCGACAGGAAGGTTGGAGACCTTGAGGAAGTTGCGGGTCACACCGGCGTTGGTGCCCTTGTTGGGGTCGAAGCCTTCGTACCCGGATCGGCCAAGCATCTTCCACATCAGCTCGACCAGCGTGGTCTTACCCGATCCGGGCTGGCCGGTGATCTCGAGGAAGCCGAGCGATTTGTGCCTTTCGCGGATCTGAACCGCGAACAGGGACATGGTGAAGAACGCAAGCGCGACCATGCCGCGCGGCCCCCAGGCCTTCCAGACCAGCGGCACCCAATCGAACCTGAGCGCATCGGGCTGCCAGTCGATATCGAGGATGCGCTCGGCGCTGCGCAGCTTCACTGCCGATTTGCCCAGGTCGAAATAGTTCTCGCGATTGACCTCGATCACCCGGCCATCGCGCACGGCCAGATCGCCCAGCACCCATGCGCGGTGCGGCGGTGAGTATCCGGTGAAGGCGATGGGCTCGACGGTCTTGAGCTGCCGCATCTGCCGCCGCATGATGTTGTCCAACTGCTCGCCGGTGCCCGACCACATGCCCGCGAAGGCGAGCAGGCGCTTCTTGAACTCGGATGATGCGGCGCAGGCGGCGTTGCTGAAGCGGGCCTTTTCGGTCTTGGCCCCATCGGGAAAATCTATCTGGATGAAATAGTTGGTTTCATCCGCGATATCGTCGCGCTCGCGGTAGAGGATGCGAAAGGCGCAGTTGGCGATCTCGTTGACCTGCAGCTGCAGCTTCTGGTCTTCGTCATAGGTGGTCTTGGCCCAGAACAGCCGGTTGCCATGACGGAACTCGAAGCTGGAGAGCGCCTTGCGCTCGAGGATCAGCTTGGCCTTCTCGCGCGGCGTGGCGGCGATGGTGACCTCGCCATTCCAGATATAGCCCGCGATCGCGCTCTCGCTGAACGGTGCACGATCGGGCTCGCCGTTGAACTTGGAGTGGCGCAGCCAGAGATCGTTCCAGTCGAGCTTGGTCCCCTCGCCATCGGGGCGGACCTGGGCAGCGGTCGCATTCCAGCCTTCCTCGCGCGCCCGCTTGACGAACTTGCGGGTGGCAGAGACGCCCGCTGCGCCGACATCGAAGGCGAAGACCAGGCGGGGCGGGTTCTTGCGCGCAGGGCTGTCGGCAACGGCCCTGCGCAGCTCGGCAAGGGCATGCTCGGGATAGTTATTGATGCTCATCAGGCTGACGGCATCAAGGCCCGCCTGGCGGAGCGCCTGGGCGTCGAAAATGCCTTCGGCAAACCAGATGTCGTCGGCCAGCGCGAGCTGCTGATAGGTCGCCGCCGGCGGTGCCCACCACCATCCGCTCCAGTTGCTGCCGGGCTTGAAATTGGCCTTGCGCTTGAACCTGCCGGGGCGATCGATCAGCCGCTCCCACCAGCTGTTGTTCTCGAGCGGGAAGCGGACCGTGGCGCTGACCTGCCCAGTCTCGCGATCGAAATAGGTCTCTTGCGTGTAGAGGCCTTCAAGCTGGCTGATATCCAGACCCCGCTCGACCGAGAGATAGGCGTCGGCGGTGGCAGTGGGGTGAACCTCGGTCGGCGGTGCGCGGCGGGTCCAATCCTCGAACAGCTCGGGCAGCAGGTTGCGGACGCTGTCTTCCCATCCGCACTTTTCGACCCTGCCGCACTTGACGATCTTCGGATCTTCGGCGGCGCAGAATACCTCCGATTTGTCGCACTGCGGGCACTGGCCCTGTTGCAGCCATGCGCCCTTGGCCGACTTGAACCGGAACATCTGTTTCAGGTCGGCGATAATCTGATCGGAAAGGTTCATCTCGGGCCTTTGTGGCGCGGGGCATCGGCCCCGGAATTGCGGGTGACGGGCTGGGCTGGGGGATGATCGGGAAGGTCAGTCGGCTGCCGACGCGCGGTCAGCCGAACATGGTAATCTGGCGCGGGTCATGGCCGGGGTCATTGCCCGGCTCGCGCGCGCTTTCGGGATAGCGCCGACGAACGTAATCGGTCGGGGCCATCGGCAGGTTGATTTCCGGGTTGGGGATGGCGCTGGGCGACAGCGTGAAAACCGCCGCCAGCTGCGCTTTCCAGGTATGGCCGCAGTCGGTGTTGAGGCAGATCAGGTACAGGTCCTTCACCGTCTCGTTGACCCATTCCGACGTGCGGATCGTGGCAGGCGCATTGCAGTGCGGGCACTGCACGAAGCCCTTGCGCATCCGCGTGGTCAGCCCTTCCCCCTCGCGATCTCTCACCGGATGGCCTCCCTGATGATAAGCCGCGCCTCGGCGCGCATGGCGATGGCGTTGGCGATGATGTCGTCGCACTCGCTCACGATCCGCTCGGCATCCTTGCGGCAGATGATGCCATCGGCGGTGGTCTCGACGATCGCCTGGGCAAGATCGCTGTTTTCCTTGCTCTGCTGCGCGAATAGCACCAGCAAATCCTTGCCGGTGGCCGTGATGGTGGGGGTGCGGACAAGCTCATAGCCCAGCTGCCGCGCCCGGGTGGCGAGCACATGGGGATGCCCGGGCAGGCCCACGGTCTCATGCTCCAGCGCGGCAACCTCATCGACGCGGAGGAAGCTCTCGGTGTGCGGGTTGATGCAGTCGCTGATGCGCTGCTGGCGGGTGCCGAGACGCGAGGCAGCGGCTTCCTGGCCGCCAAAGGCGCGCACCAGCGCACGGCAGGCGGTCTTCAATTCCTGCTGATCTGGGGGCAGCACGATGTCGCGGCGATCGGTCATGCGGCCTCTCCGGTGCAATCGTGCGATTTACCGGCTGACGCTGCAGCCGCGATGGTGGCAGACCAGGTCTTGCCGGAACGGTGGGCAGGGGTGACCATCGAGAGGCGCTGCCGGGGGGCGACAGATGTGCGGGCAGCAAGGGCCTGACCCAGCGCAAAGGCGCTGGCGACAAAAGTGGCCGTGCACGACGCGACAATCGGGGGGATCAGATCGTCCTGCACGGCCACAGGTTCGCAGACGTTCCATTGAGAGAGGAGCGCTGCACCAGGCAGCCGTGACGGCAGCTGCCCAGCGCGACCGGCCTGCGAGCGGTCAAACTGATTGGGGGACATCGTGTTCACCGGCGGGCACCCGCCGTCATGCGCTGGGGCGTGCCCAGGTCGATCGCGCAGAAGCGGTCGGGCAGCGGCGCGTCGAGCGAGTCTTCGACCGCCTCCGGGTGAATGGCCGGGTGCGGGTAGATGTCGGGCCGCAGGACATGGCGCGGCACGTCGAACGCGCGCTCGGCGATCAGCACGAACTGGTGCGACATGCGGCGCGATGAATGCAGCATCTTCCAGACGGCGGTCTGTGAACAGCCCAGCTCAAGGCCAAGCTTTTCCTGCGATCCTGCTTTGCGGAGACAGAGGCGGAGCGCCTCGTGGGGGGTGAGTGGCTGTTCCATGACAACCGAATACAACCTCGGTTGTGATGCTGTCAACAAAATTTATTCCCTGTCGCGCACCAACCTTGGTTGTCATCAGGTTTGCTGATGCAAATCGATGGCTCCCGAGTCGCTAAGCGCATGGCTGAATTGGGGAAAACCCAAGCGGCCGTCGCGCGCGGAGTTGGCGTAAGTCAGCAGGCAATCGGCAAGATCATCAACGGCCAATCCTCGGGCTCGAAGTTCATCGCGCGAATCGCTCGCGAGTTGATGACGACGCCTCAATATCTCTCTGGCGAAACCGACGATCCTTCGGAAGGTGCGCTCCCCGCCCCGACAGCCGACGATATCGCCGACCAGGTAGGCGGGGTGCGAATCAAGGAAATCGATCTCGACTATGGCATGGGTGCCAGCTGGATCGACGGAGTGCCGGTGACCGAGGTCGAGCGGGTCTTCCCCGCCGACTGGCTGGTACAGTTCACCCGTGCACATCCGCAATATCTGTTCTTCGCGCATGGCGCGGGCGATTCGATGATGCCGACTATCATGGATCGGGACATCGTACTGATCGACACCACCCAGCAGACGCTCAACATGGCCGATCGCATCTGGGCCGTAGCGTTCGGCGGTGCCGGCATGATCAAGCGCCTGCGACCGCAGCCCGATGGCGGCGTGAAGCTGATGAGCGACAACCCATCCCTGCGCGATGAGGTTGCCTATGACGGCGAACTGTCGATAATAGGCAGGGTCGTTGGAGTAATGCGAAAGATATAGGGGGCAGTGATGGCAGCCGGGAAAGCAAAGAAAGGCTGCCTGATATTGGGCTGGGCCTTTGTTGGTCTCGTCATTTTGGGGATAATATTTGGCCCCGCTCCAGATGAAGACAATGTCGCAAACAAGCCTGCGGTAGCTGACAATGGCGAACCTGCCAAAGCGATCTCCGACCCCAAAAGCGCGGCCAGAATATTCTACATCAATGCAATGTCGGCGATGCGGCCATGTGATCGTATGGCAGGCAAAGCTGGCGATCTGATGTCGAACCTGGCCAAAGGGGCATCGGTCTATGACGCATATAACGCTGCCGATCAGGCTGAAAGTACGTGTCGGAAAAGCTGGTCCGAAGTAGGTGACGTCACGATTCCAGCTGGGCTGTCTGCGGCGAACCAAAAAAAGGCGGAGGAAACCCTGGAGGCGTGCCAGAATGCCATGATTGCCCGGCAGACCGGCTTTGCCACCATCAAGGAAGTACTCGACGGGGATGCTCGCCCCTCGAAGGTCGCGGAGGCGACTGAAAAAGCAGAGCGGGCGAAAGGCGGTATACTCGTTTGCGCTGCCTACCTTGCGGAGATCGCCACAATCCACAAGCTGGATATTGATGAACTCAATAAGGCGGTTTTTTGACGGGATACCACCATGATATCGATCCAGCTGGGGCCGCACCAAACATCACCACGCCACTTTAGGGACCTCGACCAGCTGTTCGCTTACGCCAACGAACAAATGGCCGCATGGAATTTGAGATCCCAATCCCATCCGGGAGCATTAAGTCCCCTCAGCGGCCCGTGGGAGCGCCTCCTGGAGGCAATAGCCATGTTTAGGAGTAATCCGGATCATTGGACTAAGGAGCGCATCGCTTCGCAGGGCCACGATCATTTCCCTTATGAACGGCTCGTGCCGGTTGATAGCCCTGCTGGCCAATCCGCGCTTGATGCCTACAACAGGCTCGGTGCGCCCGGAATCCAAGGGTTCGTTGGCTATTTGTTTGGGAACCAAGTCCAAGATTTCGCGCCAGGGGGTGCCGACAAGCGATATTTCTCTGGTGCAATGCTTGCCTGGGCAACCGAGCACAGTCTCTCCAAGGCCTCCATCGGCGGTTTCCAGAGATCATTAAAGGCTGCCAACTCCCGCTTTGAAGAAAATTATGAAAAGGCATTAAGCGAAGTTCAAAAATTTCGTAGCCACTCGCAAAAACAGATGGATGACGAAGCTCAGATCGTGAGAAGACGGATCAAAGTTATCGATAGAGCAACCCGGATTTTTCTCACGAGAGTGCGCCGGATCGATGGGGAGAGAACGGCGGAATGGGATGCTTTGAACCAATCGTACAACGAGAAAATCAAACTAGATGCCGCAGTGAAGCTATGGTCAGACGAGTCGAAAGCCCACGATGTAAAATATGAAAAGCTTCGCAATTGGGCAATCGGGGTAGGCATCGGAGGGTTAGCCGGGCTTGCGGTCTGGGTACTACTTTCAACGCTTTTTGCCGGTTGGCTGTTCGGAACCATGACATCAGCGACAGGAGCAACCGGCCTACGTCTTTCATGGCCCTATGAAGCCACAATGATCGCTGCCAGCACACTAATTTATTCGACGATTTACCTTTGGACGCTGCGACTGATTATCAGAACGATGATGGCCGAGAATCACCTGGCTATAGACGCCAAGGCTCGGTCTTCGATGGCACACACCTACCTCGCGTTGATAAAACAGGGCGCAGCTGACAATGAGGATCGCGCCATCGTTCTTGGTAGCCTCTTCCGTCCCGTCACTGACGGATTAGTTAGAGACGATGCGATGCCAGTTATCTCCCCCGCCGGGTTCGCTACGCGGAGCATTACGACATGATTGTGCTGTTCTCGGCATTTGCGACAGTCGCCAGCGGCCAAGCCTTCACCTGCACCCCAACGCATGTCTGGGATGGCGACGGCCCGATCTGGTGCGCCGAAGGTCCCAAGGTGCGCCTGGCGGGCATCGCGGCGCGAGAAATAGACGGATCGTGCAATCCCGGTCACCCCTGCCCCGACGCCACCGCGACGGCGGCGCGCGATGGCCTGGCGAAGCTGCTGGGCAAGGTCACCGGAACCGCGCCGACCGGGCACTTGCTGGTCAAGGGGCCCCGTCTGCAATGCGTCTCCGAGGGCGGGGCAGGCGGCAAGCGCACTGCGGCCTGGTGCAGCTCGCCGGTTCATGGCGATATCAGTTGCGCGATGTTGAAGGCGGGGCTGGCAGCGCGCTGGCCGAAATACTGGCGGGCGCACCGGTGCGGGTGAAGACCTGCTCTGCAGAAGATGAACCGTTGCATACCTCATCGCGCATTTTAACGCTTTTTCAGAAATTTTGCTGGTATCTCATTGCGGCATGCGGAGCTTTAATTCCTATCTCTCAAGTAGCATCACCAACAACGCGTTGCGGGCGTGTCGCTTCAGCAATCGCTGGGATCATCCGAACGGTCGATTGTCGAAGCTAGTTAACAAGCTGCGCCGAGATCGTTCCGGCCTCGCACTGATCGAGTTTGCCTTTTCGCTGCCGATCTTCATGGGCCTCGGCTTCTACGGCGTCGAGGTCGCGAACCTTGCCATCACGCAGATGAAGATGAGCCAGATCGCGCTCAACATGGCCGACAACGCCTCGCGTATCGGCACGCTCAATTCCACCCTGGGTGCCAAGGTGATCAGCGAGGACCAGATCAACGACGTGTTCCAGGCGGCGGCGATCCAGGCAGGGGCTGCGGGCATCTATCAGGATGGCCGCACGGTGCTGTCGAGCCTCGAGGTCAATGCCAATGGCGGCCAGACGATCATGTGGCAGCGCTGCAAGGGCATATTGTTCGACGATTCCGACTATGGCCCCGAGGGCACCGGCAAGACCGGCACGAGCTTTACCGGAATGGGCCCGCCGGGCGAGAAGATCGCGGCGAGCACGGGCACGGCGGTGATGTATGTCGAACTGACCTATGTCTACGAACCGCTGTTCGGCAACATGTTCATGGAAGACAAGGAGCTTCATCAGGAAGCTGCCTATACCGTGCGCGACGCAAGAGAAATCGGTAAGGCACCAACGAACAATGTACCGGAGGCCCGCAGGTCGACCTGCAACAAATATGACGCCATTTTGCCGCAAACGAGTGACGCAGACATTGCAGCTGGTCAGGCTGCTGCGGAAGCAGCGAAGCAGAATGATCTCAAGGATGGCGTACTCGATGGCAATGCTGGCAAAGGCAACAACAAGGGGATTTGCGTCGCGGGATTGGTTTGCGTGAAGATTTAGCAACAAAGCGAGTGGCTCGGTAACGTTTCGTTATGTTCCACTCTCCAGCTTGATGGCCGTCACCAGCCCCCCTGCCCCAAACCGCGTCGTCACCTCGCCGACCAGCCATTTCATGCCGTCAATCTCGCTGTCCCAGCCCTGCAGCTGCACGGGCATGTTGGGGGTGATCGCCGGATCCCCGAAGGCGAGATCATAGGTGAAGCTGTAGGCGGTGCGCTTGGCCTTGTCGGCGGCGGATTTCGCGGCCTTTTCGGCATCGGCCTTGCTGGCATAGACCTTCTTAAGCTTTTTCGGCTTGCTGCCGCCGGTGGTGACGGTCTTGCGCTGGCCCGCATCCTGATCGTGATATTCGGCGCTGGCACTATCCGCCCCGGTGCGCTCTTCATGCCGGAAGGTCCAGTTCCAACCATCGACCTTGGTCAGGCGCAGGGTGGGCAGCGCCTTGCCGCTGGGTGTGGTGCTGGAGCCGAGCGGCATGAAGATGAGCGTGCCCGCCTTGACCGTGGCGACGGCATCGTAGCGACGGCCGAGATCGCGAACGAAGGCCATGTCGCTCTTGCCCGCCTGTTCGATCGCCTTGATGGGAATCGCGGCCAGCTCGCCGGTGATGCGCGAGGAAAAGCCGTTCTCCCCGGCAATCGTCTGAATGATGGTGCCTAGAGTGGTATCGACCCAGCTTTTGGTGCGGCGGGTGCGATAGTCGCCGGTGAGATCGGCAGAGCGGGCGCGGATGGTGATGATGTCGGGCGGGCCGCTGCGCTCAACCTCATCGATCCGGAAGCTGCCCTTGTCCACCATGCCGGGCAGCACGTCATCTCCGCTTTCCCAGCCCAGCGCGAGCGTGAGCACCTTGCCGACCTTGGGCGGCGCGAGCTGGCCATCGTGATTGTGAATGGTGAGATCGAGCGTGTCCGCCTCATCACCGCGCTTTTCGGTCAAGGTCAGGTCGATAATGCGCGGGTTGACGCGGCTCGACAGATCCACGCCATTGTCTAGGACCAGGCGGCAGGCTGCCTTGTTGGCCACCATGGCGGTCAATCCTGCCGATCGAGGTCGATGGCGAACTCGGTGCGCCGGGCGATACCGCCACCAATGATCGACGTGCCCTTGAGGTCGATATTGACGATGCGATAGCTGCCCCAGATCTGGCCCGCGCCGTCGAGCAGCGGCCAGTTGTCGCCGGTGCTGGCCATGTCCACCAGGTTATCGATCGCGCTGAAGCTGCCCGCGACCTCGGGCACCAGCACCCCGACAAAGCTGACCGTGTCTTCGCCCAGGCCGACATATTGCGCTGCGGGGCGCTCGGTGTGCCGCTCGCTGGTCGCGTGCCGCCAGCTCATCCGGCGCTGGAATTCCTGATAGGGCAAGGTGCCCATCCCGAAAACAAACATGCCGAGAACCATCAACTCGGTGCCCTGGGGCAGGCCTGCAGTGCGCAGGGCGGATGTGTCGAGCGTGGGCGTGGCGGTGAGCGCGCCGAACAGATCATCGAGCCGGCGGGCCTCGGAGCGCACCTGGTCGATGCGCCCGCGGGCCTTGTCGAAGGGCAGATTCAGCGAGGGCGGAAAGCGCATCGATCAATCATCCTCATAGCTGGAGCGGCGTCGCACGCCCTGCGCGCTCTCGATCTCACTCATAACCCGCTTGGCGAGCGCCTTCGCATCTTCGCCGGGCAGTTGGTGGATGTGGATGGTGACCGACGCGCCGCCCATGGCTGGCCCGGCACCCGCTGAGGCGGATGCTGCCGAGCGGATCGGTGCGCCAGCTGCAGCGAGGCGAGGCATGCCGCCCCTTGCCACACCCTCGGCAAGCCGCTGGGCCGACTGGATTGCGCGCCCCCTTCCCCCATCGATCCCCATAGCCATGCCGGCGCTGACATGCCCGCCCAGTGCCATGAACAGACGGCTAGGCGACTTGATGCCGAGGAACGCCTTGATCTTGTCGATGCCGATACCGACGATGCGCTTGAGGGCATTGAAGACGCCCATGGGGTTGCCGAGGATGCCCGAGATCAGCCCCTGCACGATCGCCTTGCCGATCGGCCCCATGTTGCTCACGAAACTCCGGATATGGGCGAGCGCGCCGTTGAAGGTCTTCTTGATCGTGTCCCAATGGGAATAGATCATATAGGCGGCGAAGGCGATGCCGGCGACCAGTGCGATCATCGGGTTGGCGAGCATCGCACGGCCAAGGAACATGATCGCCTGGCCCGCCACCCAAGCCCCCGAGCGCAACAGCCATAGCCCCTTGCTGAGCACGCCCAGCGCGCGCAGCTTCTGAAACCAGCCCCATGCCGTGGCGAACGGGCCGATGATACCGCCCAAGGCGATTTTCGCCGCCCCCAGCCCCAGCTTGAAGACGGCCAGGCCCGCGACCAGCTTGATGATCGTCGCGGCCGCCTCGGGGTTCGCCTGTGCCCAGTTTGATACAGCCATCGCGATACCGCCGACCTGAGACAGCGCCTCGGTCATGACGGGCAGCAGGGTGGTGCCGAGCGTGATCGCCAGGGTCGAGGCGGTGCCCTTGAAAGCTTCCCAGCTGACATTGGCATCCTTAAGCACGCGCTGATCGAACGCCTTGTCGATGACACCGCTGGATTTCAGGGACTTGTCGCGGATGTTGCGATATTCGTCGAGGTTCTGGATCAGGCTGCGCAGCGCGCCCTGGGCCTGCATGTCCTCGAACGCATAGCCCAGCTTCTTCAGGTCCCCGCCGGTGGCCTGCTTGGTGATCATGGCGATGCTCTCGACCGTGTCATAGCCCTGCGCCTCGAGCTTCTTCATCGCGGCGGGCAGGTCGATACCGAAATTCTTCTCGAAGGCCTTCACCGTGGCAGGCGCGTTGATCTTGGTCAGCAGGTTCTGGATGTTGTTCGCCGCCTGGTCGGCATTGCCGGTGCCCTTCTCCGCGATCTGGAGGGCGGCGGAGAGCTGCCCGACCGCCGGCACGCCCTTGGCCCCCAGCGCCTGCATCTGCGCGGTCAGCGCCGGGAAATGGCGGGCCATGTCGCGGATCTCGAACGCGCCCATGTTGCCGCTGGCCGCCATGACATCGAGCGCGGCGCTGGTTTGGCTGATCGGCACCTTGAGATTGTTGAGATTGGCATAGGCCGCAGCAGCGCCGTCGCCGAGATCGACGCGGAATGCGGTGCCGAGCCTGCCGATGGCCGGAGCGAGAAGCACGGCCTGACGCGGGTCGAGACCCTTGCCAGCCAGCACATCGACCGCCTGGCGCATGTTCTCGGGCAGTTGCTTGGACGCCTGTGCCGCTTGCACGATCGTGTTCTGCAATCGAGCGGTCGCCGCGTCGGACAGGTCTGCCTTTTGCTGGATATCGACCATGCCGGTGGTGAAGTCTGCCGCCGCCTTGGTGGCGAGGATCAACGGGGCGAGCAGCGATGCGCCTTGGGCGAGGTCAGACTGGCCAGACGATATCAGGCCCGATGCCATGGCCTTGCGGTCGGCGGTCCTGCGCTCGATCGCGGCGAGCTGAGACAACTTCGCCTTTTGCTGCTCGATCTGGCGGTTGGAGAATTCGAGCTGGCGGGCGAGATCGCGCTGGCGTTCGACCAGCTTGCCAATCGACCGGTGACCGATCAGCCCGCCGGATGCGATCTCGCGCTGCACATCCTTGAGTTCGCGCTTGAGGCGGCGCGATTCATCGCCCATCGCCTTGAGCGCGATCGAGCCCTTCTTGCTGGCACCGGTGATGTTGCGGATCGATCCGGAGAGCTTGTCAGCCCCGATGAAGCTGACCAGCAGCGACAGCTTGTTGCTCACGTCTCTCGCTCCATCCGCTCATCAATCCTTGCCGCCATGCATCCGGTTCCATCGATCGACCGCCTTGCTGCGCCAGTAGATCAGCTCTTCGAAGTCCAGCGCCTCCAGCTCCGACAGCGGCCAATGGAAGATCGCGGCAATGTCGGCGATCAGTTCACCGATACCGGTTCCCCCGATGTCATCCTCTCGATCAGCGCCCGTTCCGCCGGCGTCAGAAAAAAACCCCGGATTGCGCCTCCGATCTGGGCCAGGTCTGCCGGGTCGAGATCGCGCGCCTCGACATCGGTGAGGATCGGGTCGGAAATCCGGGGCACCAGCGTGATGATGGTGCTGACATCGGTGGTGAGCAGGTCTTGCAGGGTCAGGCCGCGCAGCTCGCCCGCCTTGGGCTTGCGAAGGATCAGGCTGGTGATCTGCGTCTCGCCGCGCACGATCGGCTCGACCAGTTCGATGGGGTCGGAGAAGCGCGACGTGCCGGTGCTGGTGGCGGGGGACTGGGTTTCGGCGGTCATCTGGGGGAGCCTTTATTCCAAGGGGGAGGATGGATCGGGCCGGGGGCACCTAACATACCCCCGGCCCTGCCCCGCTCGCGCCGTCCCCCAATGGCAGCGCGCGCGGAATCGAAAGGGGTTTACAGGCCGATAGCGGCGCGGATTTCGGCGTAGCGATCGATGCCATCGACCAGGAAGATCGCGTTGATCATGTCGATCTCCATCTCGACGCGGCCATCGACCACCAGCTTGTAATAGGCGATCGGCATCTTGGCCTTGTGCTCGGTATCCTCACCGGCCTTGGCGTTGCCCATGTCGATCTCTTCATAACGACCGCGCATGACCATCTCGACGGACTGGGGGGCGCTGCCATCGTCGCGCTGATAGGCCCCGACCAGGCGCAGCAGCACGCCATCGACGCGCGGGATGCCGAACTGACGGAGCATCTGGGTGACCAGACCGCCGACCGTGAATTCGGCCTCCATCAGCTGCAGTCCCATGTCGATCTTGATCGGACCGAGCATGCCGCCGCCGCGCCACTCTTCCATCTGGGCGGCGATCTTGGGCTGGGTGACCTCGGCGACGACACCGAGATAGCTGTTGCCATCGTTGTAGAGGTTGAAGTTCTTCAGCTTGCGGGGAAGGCCCATGGCGGTGTCCTTTGTCGATCGAGGGTGTCAGCAGCGGCGATCAGTTGAGCTGGTCTGCGAAACCGGCGTAATAGCGGTCGGTAATCCGCTGATTCAGGATGATGTTTTCCGCCGGTGCAGCGGGCGTGAAATCATAGTCGATGGTCAGCTTGCCGCTCGCCAGATCGGTCTGGCTGTTGAGCGCGGGATCAAACCACGCCTTGCCGTCGATGATGCGGCCCTGCGCCTTGAGGCTGCGGAATTCGGCGTTGATCGTCTCGATGATGTCCTTGATCAGGCCGCGCGTCATCGGCTTGTCCACCGCCCAGGCAAGGCCCTCGGCGATGGTATCCTGAAGCACCTGGGCGGTGCGCACCGCGCTCTCGAACGCGAACTCGGGCAGGTCGCTGCAGGTGCGGTTGCCCCAGAAGCGATAGCCGTTCATGCGGATGATGGTGGTGACCTGGCCATCGTTGAGCACGCCGGCGGGGGTGGTGGCATCCTGCAGGTCGAAATAGACCGATTTGTCGATGCCGCTGACACCATCGACCGCGACGTTGGATAGCGTCTTGTGCCAGCCCTGCTCTTCGTCGATGCGGGCGCGCAGGCCCAGGGCGCGGGCAACGGCATCGCCCGCGAACTGGTTGGTGAAATTGGGCCAGACCAGCATCAGCTCGCGCGCGGAGAATTCCTCGCGATAGGTCAGCACGTCGGCGATCTCGTCGCCGATCGCGCGGGCATAGACCATGCCGCGCAGGCGCTTGGCGACGATCACCATCTCGGCCGTCACTTCCTGCACGTCGAGACCCGGACAGCCGAGGATGCGCGGTCGAATGCCGAGCTGCGCCTGGGCATCGAGCAGGCACTGCATGCCGGTGGCGACGCCGCCGGTATTGCCGCCGATCACGTTGGCGGTGGTCTCTGCATCATCCTCGCCGGGGGCCACGCGTACCACCACCAGGATGGGGCTGGTCTGATCGGCAATCGCCTCGAGCGCGGGCAGAAGCGTGCCGCCTGTTCCCGCATCGCCGATCGCCGAACGAATGTCGGTGACCAGCACCGGGGTATTGAGCGGAAAGGCCGCATCAAGCGCGGCGGCGGGCGCACCTGCGGCGGCGGTGGCGGTGGCGACCAGGCCGATGACCGCGCTGGCAATGGGCACGATGGGACGCGCGCCGGTGGTAAGCTCGTTGACCTTGATGCCGTGCATGATGATCTCGCCTCTAGCTGGAGTTCGGGCTGTGCCGTTTGCAGCAGAGACAAGAGGGAAAGGCTGGCCAAAGGCCAGCGGGCGCGATTGTTACCGGGCCGATTACAACGATGTCAGGTGTTGCTGGGGCTGGCCCCGCCGCGTCGGATAGGGATCGAGAGCTGGACGCGGCTGTTCGCCTGGCCAATGTCCGTCCGCTCGCCTTCCAGCGCGATCACCAGCTCTCCGGGCTGCTCGCCCAGGCCGATCGCGATGCGCTTCAGGCGCAGGCGAGGTTCCCAGCGTTGCAGCGCCAGCGCGGTCGCGCCATAGAGCAGCAGCCGGGTCGCGCCGTTGATGGGCTGATCGATCAGGTCGAACAGCATCGAGCCGTAATCGCGGCGCATGACGCGGGTGCCCAGCGGGGTCGAGAGGATATCGCCGATCGACTGCGCCAGGTGCGCATTGCCGTCGAGCTGCTGCCCCGTGGTCTTGTCGATTCCCAGCATCTGCAGTCCCTTTATACCGGCGTGCCGGTCTGCCCGCCGCCCGGTTGCACGCCGCCGTGCTTGTGGGATTTCAGGCTGATGCCGCTGGCAACCACGTCTTCGCTGGCGGTGAGCGTGCCGTTGAGTGTGACATCGCCGTTGATGGTGACCCCGGCCTCGGCGTTGATGGTCAGCCCACCGGGAGCGATGATCGTCGCGGTCGCGCTATCGGGTAGCAGCGCCTCCAGATGATGCGCCTCTGGATCATAGCGCAGCTGCGCGCCATCGGCGAAGTCGATGCGCTCCTCGAGCGTCGAGCCGAGCGGGGGGAAGCTGTCGCGGGTGATGCCGGTGAGCGCGACCGCTGCGCCGATCTCGCCGTCGGGGCAGAGCAGCACCACCTGCTCGCCCACGGTCGGCGGCGACCAGATGCGCGTATCGCCGCAGCGGGGCATGATCCAGCGGATTGCCGGGGTTTCCATCTCGCCCTCTTCAGGATCCCCGCAGCGCACCGTGCAGCGCGCTGACTGCAGGTCGACAGTGGCGATCACGCCCAAGCGGATGAGGGTGGCAGGATCGAGGGGGATGTCTTCCATGGCTGATCCGGTCAGGCCGCGAGTTGCCAGCTGTTGGCAAAGGATCGGCACCCGGCGGGCACGAAGGCAGCGCTGGCGATCGGGATGACGTTGCCACAGACGGCATTAGTATCGTCGACAGTTGCTCCGTTCGTGCCATTGATGGCCAGCGCCCAGGCCCCGCCATGCGACATGATCTGGTTGTTGCTGATCCGGCAGTTGACATAGCCCGAGTCTTCACCATCGACCTGCATGTTGATGCCGTCAGAGGCGCTATCGATGATCACGTTGCTGTCGATGACGATCATCGTGACCACACCACCGCTGAAGTGGCGAATGCCCTTGTCCGCTGCACCAATGACCGTGTTGTTGCGGATGATCGCGCCGCCCTCGACAAAAATGCCTTCCTTCGAGGGGGTTTCCAGATTGCGATAGCCGGTGATCTTGACGACGTTGCTGTCGACCGTGGCAGCCCCCAGAACCTCGATGCCGTTCTCTGCGCATTTCTCGATATGATTGTCGGAAATCATGACCAGAGAAGGATCGGTCGAACCGGTAACGACATAGATACCGTTGCAGGTCACGCCCGAGCCAGTGTCATTAATCTCGCCCATCCGATAGATGCGGTTGTCGGAGATGACCACGCGGGCATGGCCGAGGCTGTAGACCTGAACGCCACGGAAAAACGTGTCGTAGATCGCATTATCGGAGATCGAGCAATCGGTGTTGTTCTCGCGGATGAAGATGGCGGCATGGCCATAGGTCCGCTCGATGCGATAATTGCCGTTGATGGTGATCCTGGAGCAGAGGGTAGAGTGGAAGAAGCATCCCTCGATCGTCTGGTTGATCAGGGCCTTGTCGCCGATCTCGTAGGCGGTGCAGTTGATGACGGTGACATTGTTGGCCCGGATCGCGTCGATGGCGCTGCGCGCGATCTGACGGAAATGCACGTTGTCGATCAGGACATTATCGGCATCCCAGACGACGATGGCGTGCGCGCCGTGCGCCTTGTTACGGCCATCGATCGTGATTCCCTGAAGCGTGTTGTTGCCCATCAGCGTCAGACCGCCCGACGTGAAGGACAGCTTGCCACGTCCGATAAGCTCGACGCCATCGGGCACAACCAGCGCATCGGTCTTGTAGGTGCCCTTGGTGAGATTGATGGTTCCAAGGCCGCTATCGAGCGCCTTCTGGATCGCCACGGTATCATTCGCCGCGCCGTCACCGACCGCGCCGAAATCCTTGACGCTGACCGAATCACCCAGCTTGGCCGCAAGAGACCGAGGCACAGCCCCCACACCGGCCTGGAGAAAGCTGAGCACGGTCGCGCCGGCGGTGGAGCGCAGATAGGTGATAAAACCCCTGAGGGTGCTCCAGCGCGCGCCGCCATCACCATCGTCCGCCCCGATCAGCGTCTCGCCGTTGACACCGCCCAACGCAGCAGCGGTCGCCTCCCGGTAAAGCAGGGTGGAACCACCGACCGTGCGACGTCGCACGTCGGCCAGGCCGGAGGCAGGATCGACCAGCTTGAAGACAGTGCCATTGGCAACAGCTGCCTCAGCCGTGGCCAAGGGCACATCCACAAAGATATTGGCGGGGATGACGAGGTCTGCCGCCTGATCGCGGGCGAGAGCGGCGGCATCCGCACTGGCCGCTGCCTCGACCAGATAGGGGCCGACTGTCGCGCCTACCAACCCGCCAATCTGGCCGCGGCGGGTGGCCCCGCCCTGCACCAGAACGACCTGCTCGTTACCATCTAGCTCGGCAACAGCCGGTAGAGCGCTAATCTTTGGCATCAGACGGACTCCGGTTCATCGAAAGAGGGCCAGAGCGGATTGGCGGGCACAGGGTACGCCCTCACCGCCTCCGCAGATGGCAGTTCCATCATCTGCGCCTGGATCAGGTTGCTCGCGTTGCGAATGGCATCGATCTTCCAGAAGCCCGGATCGCTGTTTTCGCGCAGCGCATTGAGCTGGCGCCAGATGGGCATCTCGACCTTGATCCGGCGCGCCGCCTCGCGCCGGATGTCATTCGCCTTGGCCGCACGGCATTCGTCGAGCGTGACGGGAAACAAGGCCTGAAGCTGCGGACGCCCGCGATTGTCGGCAACAATGCGGTGCCCCGCTGACTGTCCGGCCATCAGCGCTGCGTGGCGCTTGGCTGATACGGGCACGCAGTCATCGGGCAGAGCCTCGGGCGCATAGCCGATCGCCAGATCGAAAAACGCGCCCGCCCCGGCATTTGCCGAAGCCGAATAGAAGATCTTCGCTCTCTCGCTCATCGGCCCCATGCCCTCCATGCAACGTTGATGTTTGGGCCATCCCCCTGCCGGTTGATCGTAAAGCCACCCGTGCCGCCTGGCGCGGCCCAGACGTTCTCGTCCGCTTCGTCGCCGCCATCGGTATTGCCTTCGAGGGATATCATCACCCTGTCGCAGGCCACGGGGAACGCGGTCGGGAAAGTGACGCTGGTGCTGTTGGAGCTGCCAGAACCGGAAAGGCTGGCCACGCCCCACATTTCCCACTGACCCGTGGCGACATTGAAGGCATAGCCGCTGCCGCCGAGCGAGCGAGGCAGCCCGCCGAAGCTTGCAGGGGTCAAGGCCTTGTTGTTGATCGCTTGAGCCTGCAATTCCGCTGCCGATGCACGATAAACCCAGATGATGCGGTTGCCGTAGAGATCGCCCCCACCGGTGGCCAGCTCACCCCCGGTGATCGTGAGCCCGCGGATCTCCGCGATCGCGCCATTGACCGAATTCTGCAGCGCCGTGAAAGCGATGTTCATGGCTGTAGCCAGCGCATCAAGCACCCGCTTCGTCTTCTTGGGCGACATGATCCGGGTGTCATCGACGCCAGCATCCGCCTCAGCATTCGTGGCGATTTCTGCCACGCCCTTCACGTCTTCGCTGGCGGGCGGATTCAGGAAGAGCGCATCGCCGAACTCGATCAGGGCCGCCATGTTGTTGGCAAAAGCAATGTCGAACATCACCAGCCCCGTCGCGAGCTGTGCCTTACTGAGCACCGGGTTTTCTGCCGCGCTGTAGACCGCGAGCAATATACCCTCGCTGGTGTAGATGCCGATGCCGGTCACATCGTAAATGTCCGGCGACGGATCGTAGGCAGTGACATGGATGACGTTCTCGCTGACCGCCTGGCCAGAGACCGCATCGATGCGCTTGAACTCGCCCGGCAGAGCCTCGATCGTCGGCGCGGCGATGAAGGGAGCGTCGCTGAGGCCGATCTCGGTGATCCGGATTTCGTCGGTGCCGCCACTCTCGGCTGCCACGATCGCATCGAAGCCTGCATTTGTGATCATCATGGCCAGAGCAGTCATCAAAGCACCTCCATAAATGCTTGATCCTCGCGGACTATCGGTTCGCCCTGCTCGGTCTGGAGATAGTTGTCCCAGCGATCGTCGTCGTCATGGTCAGCCGCCAGATCGAGCCGGATCGAGGTGGCCGTCATGGCCGCCCCGGAGAGATAGCCCATGGCCTGAGCCTCGAGATACTGAACGAAGGTGAAGTGCGAGCGCGCGGGCTTGACCGATGCCACGTCGCGGATGATCGCCGCCGCCGTCTCCGCGCTGAGAAAGCTCGGCGGGATGAGGTTCGCGGGCATGCGCACTTCGAAGGTGTGCACGGGCTGGCGGGGGTTCGCCTCGAACCACTCAACGATCTCGAGCAGCGGGTTGAAGCGATCGAGCACCTCGCGCACGATTGCCCGCGTGCCCTTGCGCCGGTGGAACGGAATCGCATCCCAGATCGCGGTGCGCCGCTCTGCTTCGGTCCATTGCGGGTCCCAGCGCGCGATGGCGAGGCCCCAGGCGAGGAATGGCAGCAGCTCTGCCGGGCAGCTGTCAGGGTTCCACAGATTGCCGACCTGGGCGATGTCGATATCGGCGCGCATCGCCGCCTCGAGCGCCATTTCGGAGCTTTGCGCGTTCGGGGGCAGCAGGCTGCTGGCCAGGACCTGATCGGGAAGAGCCATGGCCGCGATCAATCCCAGGTGCCGCCGACGGTGACATCGATGTCGGCGCAATGCCCTGCCTGCAGCATGGTGTAGACCTGATCGGCGGCAGGCTCGGCCAGCTCGACCCGCTGGACGCCGGCGACATGCAGAGCGGCGATCAGCGCCGATCGCGGAATATCGCGGCCCAGGCGGCGGGCGCTGGCGAGATACGTGTTCAGGCTGGCGAGTGCGGTGGTGCGGATCAGGTCCGGATCAGGCCCGGAATAGAGCCAGAGCGAGGCGACCACATCGAAGGGCAGGATGTCTGCCGACTGGACGGTGACCAGATCGGTCAGCGGGCGGACCTGGTCATCGAGCAGCACGGCTTCGACCGCTGCCAGCGTTTCCGGCGGTGCGGTGCCATCGGCGGTGCGCGAGAGAACCGATACCACGACATGGCCCGGCTCGGGCGAGGTCGCGGATGCATCTAGCACATCGCCCGACGCGGAGATGGCGTGATAGACATAGGCCATTTCAGGCCCGGCGACCGAAAAGCTGTGCGGGGCAAGCAGCACGCGGCGGCGCAGCTCATCGTCGCTTTCCGTGACGGCCGCAGCGCCCGTGACCGGATTGGCGGGGTTGATCTCCAGTCGCTCGACCGCATAGAGCGCGGCCAGGTGATCGAGATTGGAGCCGCGCGCGAAAGCGATGAGCAGCTGGCGCGCCGCGTCGTCGAATGCCTGGGCCAGTACCTGTTCGTCATAGCTGTCGGCCTGGAGCAGTTTGATCGCCGGATCGGATTCCACCAGCGCGCTGAAAGGCGGGAACAGCGCCAGCAGCTGGGCACGCTTGGCCTCATAGCGCGTTTCGAAGTCCGTCTGCGGCACCACCGAGGGCGGCGGCAGTCGCGACAGGTCGATGGCTGGCGAAGTGGCGATGGACGAAATCGGCATGAACGCCAGCAGCATGATGGCTTGGCCAAAGGCCAGCGGGCGCGATTGTTACCGGGCCGATTACAACGCTCGCGTCAGTCCGAAGCGAGCGCCCCGGTCACCGCCTCCAGGACCACATCCATGTCGTCGCCGCCGAAACCGAGCAGGCGGCGTGCCTCATAGCGGGCGCGGATGGTGCGCCCTGCGCGGGTGCGCCCGACCCGATCGGTGCGGCCATCATGGTGAACCTCGGCGATGCGCTGCGCGTTGCCGCCGCCGAAATCGAGCTCGACGCTGTCGGGCTTCGCCTTGATCCGCATGTTGCGCGCCAGGCGCAGGCGGCGGAACATACGCTTGCGGCGCACCGGCTTGCCATCGGGGCCGACGCGCGGGCGGCGCGGGGCCATGGCCTTGCCATCGGGTTCCTTGTTGGCGGCGATGCGCTGGGCGTTGGAGCGGCGGAGCGACTGGCCGATCTTCATGGTCAGCTTGCGCCGAGCGCCCGGCTCCAGGTGCAGCATGAAGCCATCCAGCCAGTCTTCGACGCGGGTGAGATCGGTATCGGCCATGATCAATGCCAGGGCGGCAGCGACCCGTCTTCGTCGGCGATCTCGGCGAGCGGCGGGGTACCGGGGGCCGGTTCTCCATCGCTGCCGATCAGGGGCAGGTCATCGTCGAACAGAGGCACCGGTTCGGACAGATGCTGAAGATCGAACCCGCCATTCTCACGCGCAGTCACCAGCACATTCTCATCGAGTTGGATCTGCAGCTGGAGATCGACGGTATTGCTGTCGATCATGTCGACCTCGATCGCAAAGGCAGCCTGCCCAGGCACCACGCGCTCGGGCTGGTTTTGGCGCAGCCAGTTGGTGACCGCCAGCATGATGATGCTCGGCTCATCGGCAAAATCGACCAGCAGCACGTTGAGGCGATAGCGATAGGCGAAGCCGAGCTCGGGTGTGGAGTTAGAGTGAATGGTCCCCTGATCGACCCACATGACCAGCTTGTCCGGGTCGCGCGCCAGACTGGGCTGGAGCGCGACAAGGGCGGCGCGCAGGGATTGAGGCTTGATCATGCGGGCTCGCTATCCGGCAGCTGCGCCATGTCGCCTTCGCGGCGCGGCGGCGGGATCGAATGACCGAGCTGGTCGCCCAGGCGCTCGACCGAGCGGCCCGACGAGAGGGCGATCAGGGCGGAGAGGCAGTCGGCAATCTTGACCACCAAGCCCCCGGCGATGGCCGAGAAGATCGATTCCGCCCATTCAGGCAGCTTGCCGAACGTCATGGCGGCGATGATGGCGAGCAGCACCAGAAAGCAGCCAGCGGCGATGAAGGTGACAACGCGTCGGTCCCCCTCGCGATCGATGATGGTGGTCATCGTGCGCTCCATTTTGCGTGCGCCTTGGCGATCTTGATGTGGTGCCCGTTCTTGCGAAATCCGGATCCGTTATAGGCTTCTGAAAAGGGGATGTTGTCAGCATGACGGTTGCTGATCTGCCGGACCTCGTCCACCAGCTTCTTGCTCTGGATGAACGCCACAAAGGCGTCGAGATGATCACGCTCGCTGCGGCGCATGGCATCCCAGAATTTCTCGACGGTCGCATAGCCTGCAGCGGCATGGTTGAATCCCATGATCTGGTAGCGGCCTGCCGAGGCGGACTTGAGGGCGGCAGTGGCATCAAGCGCAATCGCCCGGTTGAGTCGGTCCCACTCCCCTGCCCCGCCGACATAAAGTGATCTGTTCCACCGAACGCTGGAAAGATTAGGGTGGCTGGCCCGGAACCGCCCATCGGTGAATTCATCGAACCAGTGCGCTTCAAACAGGATTTTCGGGCGACCATCGGGCAGGAACCCGCCGCCCTTGCTTTCGACTTCGTCGACGGCGCGGATCTGTGCGACGGTGCAGCCCAGCACAGCAGCAGCGGCAGCGTAATCCTGCGGTGACAGGCCGATCTTGGCGATCGGCGCGGGCGCAGCAGGCGCGCGGCGGCGGTCCCAGCTGGCGGCGAGCTGGTCGATCAGGTCGACCTCGGCCTGCGCAAACTGGTTGGCGGGCGCGGCGGGCCGCAACAGGGCAACGATCTGGTCGGCGGTGGTGGTCATGACGTGGCCTCCTCCAAGCGCATTTCCTCGAGCAGATGCTTTGCCCGCTGGAGCGTGCGATGCCCCGGATCGAGGCCTTCCATGGCGTCGAGCAGCAGCTGGATGATGGTCCACATCTTGGCGCGGCGCTTGTCGCCCCTCTCTTCGCGCTCCTCGCATTCCTTGAGAGCATTCTCGATCCGGCGGAAACGCTCCTCGAGCTTTTCGGCCTCGCGCAAGGCCGCCTGCTGGCGCTCGATGCGCCAGGCATCATACTTGTTCCAGGCGAACTTGAGGCCGACACCCAGCGTCGCCATCAGCGTGACGATTGCCGAAATCAGGGCGGGGGCATGTACCATAGTCAGTCCCATAGCTTGACGGTCTCGCGCATCGCGGGCGCGGTCTTGGTGATGTCGGGCAGCAGCACCTGAGTGCCTTCGGCAAGCTGGGGACCGGCGGCGGCAAGGCCGGGGTTAAGCGCATAAGTTTGCTCGGTGACGCCCTGGGTGCGGCCCAGCACGCGCCAGCAGATGGCGTCGAGGGTTTCCCCTGCCAGGGCCGTAGCGACGGTCACAGCAGCGACACCCGGTTGCGGGGTACCGGCTTGTCGGCGCCGATCGAGAGCAGATCGCTGACCGCGTTGTGCGCCATGCGGCGGTAATCGTCGGCGGTGAGGCGTTCGTTCTCGCCGCGGATGTTCGCCTGATCGGTCGCGACCAGATCGCGATGCGTGTCAGCGATCTCGGCAGCGGCGTAATAGCGGATGATGCGCTCCCAAATGACCACCGAGCGCTTGCGACCGCCGATGCTGACATCATCGATCGCCGCCAGATCATCCGCGCCGCTCGCAGCCCAGGCGCTGCGCCAGTCATGCAGATGCCGCAGCGCCGTGATGATCGCGCCCTCGATCGCCCCGACCAGGCGTTCATGGGTGACCACGCCCTCGCCGATGCGCAGCTTGTCGCGCACATCGTTCACGTCGATCGCGGGAAACCAGTCATCGACGCTGACCGAGCTGTCAGCGGGAGAGGCCGGTGCGGGCGGCGTGGTGATGAAACCTGACACTGCGCTGGCCTTTCTGCTCTGATGCCGTGCGCCGCTTTACGGGGGGTGAGGATCGCCTTTGGCTTATGGGCGGACCCTGGCCAGAGATGATCCGCCCCCCGAGCGGCGTGGGCCGATCCTTCAATCCTGTCCGGTTTCGCCAGCGGGTGGCGCGACCAGGCGCTCGAGGCGCTCGATATCCTTCTTCACCCCGATGGAGTTGTTGAGCTGCAGCGCGCGCTTGTAGGCATCGAGCGCGGCGTGCAGCAGCGCTGGCTTGCCGCCAGCGGGCGCGCTGTCTGCCTCGGGATCGAATTCCTCGGCTGCCTTGGCGAAGGCGCGGCCCATGGCCTTGAGCAGCTTGGCGCGAGCCTGATCGGGCATGTCATAGCTGCCGGTCAGCCGCGCCAGGCGCACGATCTGCTCGAGCGTGGCGAGTTCCGGCTCGGCCAGCACGGCGGTGGCGATGTCTTCGGCGAGCAGGCAGGCGGGCGTGCGGAGATAGCGCTCGGGCAGCTTGATGCCGAAGCGCAGCACGTGCTCGCCGATATCCAGCGCGCGTTCGAAATCGCGATAGTCGATTGCCCAGACCATCATCTGCGCGACGATCTCATCCTGGGCGGCGTTGCCATCGGCACCGGCGGCGAGCGCGCCATCGACCCATGCCCGGAAGGTTTCGGCCATCTCGCGCTTGATCGGATTGCGACCCTCGATCGACTGGATGTCGGAGAGCGAGCGGAGATTGTCCTGCAGCACTGCGTAGAGTGCGCGATATTCGCTGGCGACCTCGCCGGTTTCCGGCATGGCGACGGCCTGGCCAGCTTCGACAGTACCAGCGACCGATTTCCCAGCTTGGGCAGCGAGAGCGCGTTCACGATGGCGGCGGGCAAGGCTTGTCATGGCTCATCCTGGTATGGGGGAGAAATTGGTGGGGGCCTTTCACCCCGCTCGACCTGTCCGTCAGGCTCCGGCGACCCTGCTGGGATCAGTCGGGCTTCTTGCCGATCACGATGTTCTCGACAAAAGCGCACATGCCATAGTCCTCGACGACATAGGCTTCGTTGACGCTCTCGTAGTTGGCGATCCGATCGTACTCGGGCTCTTCCTTCACCGTGCGGCGGCGGGTGCCCTCCTGGATGTAGATCGAAAGATTATCGAGCCGGGTGATGAGCAGCGAGTTGGCCGGGAAGAACGGCACGCGCACCGCCGGCAGGCCGCCCATCTGCTTTTGCGAGCGGATGATGCGATCCATCGCCTCAACCTCGGTGGCAGTGCTGCCAGCATTGTTGATGATCGAGAAATACTTGTCATGGACAAGATCGCGCCCGACGATGACCACCAGCTCGGTATCGTCGCGGTGCCATTCGTCGATCAGCTCGACCGCGTCATAGACCAGGGCATCGAGCGATTTGTAATCGACATCGGTGCCCACCTCGCCATCGGCATCGACATAGATAGCCTTGAGAGGGTTCACGGTCAGCGCGCCATCGCTGAGAACTCGCGCCGGGGCATTGGTGCGGATCTTGTGCAGCCAGCCTTCGTTGACGTCCTGCAGCTTGGGGTTATCGACCAGATCGGTCTCGACCTCGGCCGAGTTGCCATTCCAACCAATCATGATGTGATCACGGCCCTGCTGGCGCAGGATGGAATCGCGGATCAGGGTCTGGAACTCCGGGCGATGACGCCAGGCGTCGATCTTCGCATAGGAGATCGCGTGATCGAAGTTGGTCTGCTCGCAGATATACTGGCCCTTGTCGGCGGTATCGGTCGGGTCGGTGGGATTGCGGCGGCTGCCGCCGGCGGTGTTAACACGGCCAGCGAGCGGGCGCGTGACGCCGACGCCGACCTTCTGCCCCTTCTGCTGGGTAACCGGCACGATCTGGATAAGCTGAAGGAATTCGCTGGTCTCCTTCATCACCTCTTCGAGGCGCTGCTCGACCACCGGCGCGACGGTGAAGTTCTTGCTGACCGCGTCTTCGCTGACGCCGTTGATCAGCGCGATCTGCGATACATAGGCGTTGAAGAGGAGGCGGGTTTCGTTGCGCATCATTTCGATCCTTGATTTGCCCTGGGGGCGGTTGTCGGCGCGGGGGTAGGGAGTGCTATCCGATCAGCAATCGGTGCGAGCGAAGTTGCTGCCATTGGCCTGCGGGCGCTGCTGCTGACCAGGCGCGGGGGTGCTCTCGACGCGCTTGTCGAGCGCCGCGAACTTGAGGGCGAGCTGGTCCATTTCCTCGCGCTGGGCCGCCGCCTGGGACTGCAGCGCACCTTCCACCGTCTTGGCGAAACCGGTGAACAGTGCCGAGAAAGCCTGCATGTCGAAGCCCTGGGCAACCTGCTGCTGCGCAGGCTCGGCGGGCTTGGGATCGGTGGGCTTGCTGGTGAACTTCGCGGCGAAGCCGTCGAGAATGCCCTGCAGGCCAGAGAGGAAGCCCTGCCCCGCCTCGGTGGTGGTGCCCTTTTCGTCGGCGAGCTCCAGCGCAAGCGGGGTTTCGCCGTTGAGGACGATCGAGCCGGGCGCGGCGCGGTTGAACTGCAGTCGCTCGGTCGCGATGGCGGCGGGGCTGTCGGTGAGCGCAACGCCCATCAGGTACGCGAAGCCCTTGCCGCCGAAATTGGGTTCGATCTCGACCGAGGGATAGAGCTTCTGGCCCTGCGAATTCAGCTTGATGGCATCTTCGAGCACGTCGAAGTCGCCGAACAGGGCCTTGCGCGTCTCGATCTGGCCGTTGAGGTTGACCTGGACCTGGCCGACCGAAAGCGACACCACATCGCCATAGCTGCGGAAGGGGGCGTCACCGGTGACGCCGCGAATATGCTCGATGTTGAGGCGCGCCGCATAGGTCTTCGGATCATAGCTCTTCGCCATTTCGTCGAGCATCTTGTCATCGATCACGCGGCCATCGACGGTGCTGCCGGCGGTTGCCAGGCAATAGGCTTTGGTGCGCTTGAACTTCATGGTCGACATCGGGACGGCTCCGTTTCGCGGTGTTGCCAGGTGTCGTGAGATGCCCGGCGGAATTGCCACCCTTGGGGCTGAAAATGGCCACATCATGCAACGGGCAGCCGTTGTTACCGGCGTGATAACAATCAGGCGGGCGCGCGCGGTATGGCGCTTGCAGGGCATGGAAAGGCCGTCATGGCGATCCTTGCTGCCCTTCCCACCACCCCGTTCGACGCGCGCCGCGCCGCGCGCTCGCTCTATTGGCGTGGCTGGTCGATGCAGCAGATTTCCAACGAGCTGGCGGTCAAATACGCCACCATCGCCAGCTGGAAAACCCGCGACAAATGGGACGATGCGCCGGTTGTGGTGCGCATGGAGGATGGGCTCCAGGAACGCTACCTCACCCTGATCGCAAAGGAGAACAAATCGGGGAAGGATTTCAAGGAAATCGACCTGCTGGGGCGGCAGATCGAGCGCATGGCGCGGGTCCGCAAGTTCGGCGGCGATGACGGCCGCGAGACCGACCTCAACCCCAATATCGAACGGCGAAACGACGACAAGGCGAAGGCGAAGCGCGCCGAGAAGCGCAAGAACTGCCTGACCCTGGAGCAGTGGCAGGCCCTGCTCGACGACTTTCACGATCGCAATTTCGAGTATCAGGAAGCCTGGTGGGAACAGCGGCACCAGCGCACCCGCAAGATCCGGAAAAGCCGCCAAGTCGGCGCGACCTGGTATTTCGCGCGAGAGGCATTGGCCAAGATCGCGGAAAAGGTGATCGCGGGCGAACAGCCCCGCAACCAGATTTTCCTGTCGGCCTCGGAGCGCCAGGCGCTCAAGTTCCGGCGCGAGATCACCAACTGGGTTCGGCGCGTCACCGGCATCGAGCTCAAGGGCAAGATCATCATGCTCGACTTCACCGGCTTGCACGGTGATGACGGGCCATCGCTGGACTCGGTCGGCCTCTATCCGCTTTCGACCAACAGCGCGACTGCCCAGGGCGAGAGCGGCGATTTCTATTTCGACGAGTTCTCATGGGTCGGCGGTTTTGCCGAGCTCAACAAGGTCGCCAGCGCCATGGCGACGCACAGCATCTATACCAAGACCTATTTCTCATCCGCATCGACCAAGACCCATGAGAGCTATGCCTTCTGGTCGGGCGAGGATTGGAACCGGGGCCGCACGAAGGGCGATCAGCGACCGTTCGACCTGTCGCTCAAGAACCTGCGCGATGGCGCGATCATGCCCGATGGCAGCTGGCAGCAGATCCTCACCATCCATGACGCGGTGAAGCGCGGCCTGGGCGACCTGGTCGATATCGAGCAGCTGCGGAAGGAATATTCGGAAGACTCGTTCCGCAACCTGTTCGAATGCGAGGAAATCGACGATGCGCAGTCGAGCTTCCCGTTCGCGCTGATCGGCCCGGCGCGGGTCGACAGTTTCCACCAGTGGCGCGATTTCAAGCCCGAGCTGATCGGCATGCCTGGCCTGCGCCCCTTTGGCGAAAAGCGCGTATGGCTGGGCTATGACCCGAACAAGCAGGGTCGGGACGATGCAGCGCTCGCCGTGATCGCGCCACCGGAAAAGCCGGGCGGCAAGTTCCGCGTGCTCGAGAAGATGCGCTTCAACGGCATCGACTTCCAGGGCCAGGCCGACGAAATCCGCAAGGTCGCCCAGCGGTACAATGTCGAAGACATCGCGATCGATACCACTGGCAGCGGTGAGGCAGTGCTGCAGCTGGTGCTCAAATGGTTTCCGACCGCACGCCGGATCAACTATTCGGTCGCGGTCAAGGGCGCGCTGGTGATGAAGGGCCAGAATGTCTTTCGCAACCGCCGCATCGAGTTCGACGCCGGTTGGAGCGACGTCCAGGCCGCGTTCATGGCTATCCGCCCCACCCTGACCGGCTCGGGCAAGCAGGTCACCTATACCGCCAAGCGCAATGGCGAGGTCGGCCATGCCGATATCGCCTGGGCGATCCTGCACGCACTTTCCAATGAACCGATGGACGCCAGCGAGCCGGTCTCGCGCGCGGCCAAGGTCAAGTTTTTCGATTGATCACAAGAGGACAGGCCATGAGCGAGAGCACTGACATCATCCCCGCCGCGCCCGCCCAGGTGCACGCGCCTGGCAGCGGCGGCGGCGGACGCGTCTTCACCTTCGGGGATCCGGAAAGCGTGATGGATGGCCGCGAGCTCTGGTCTTACTTCGAGATGTGGAAGAACGGGCGCTGGTACGAACCGCCGATGCCGATGACCAAGCTGGCCAAGTCGTTCAACATGTCGCCGCACCACCGCAGCGCGATCGCGCTCAAGGTCAACCTGCTGCTCAAGTATTTCACGCCGACCCGCTGGCTGGATCGCGCCAATTTCGAGCGCTGGGCGATCGACTTCCTGCAGATGGGCAATGCCTATCTGGAGCGCATCGACAATCTGGGCGGGCGGGTGATGACGCTGCGCCACAGCCCGGCGATCTTCACGCGCGTCGGCAGCGAGCCGGGCACGATGTTCTTCATCAAAGGGTCGCTCGCCCACGATCACGAATTCCGACCGAACAGCGTCTTTCACCTGCTGCAGCCTGACGTGCTGCAGGAGGTCTATGGGGTGCCCGAATGGCTGTCCGCGCTGCAGGCGGGGCTGCTCAACGAGAATGCCACGCTTTTCCGCCGCCGCTATTACCTCAACGGGGCGCACGCCGGGTTCATCCTGTACCTCTCCGACGCGCTGGCCGACCCGGAGACTGCAGAAGCGATCGAGGAGCGCCTGGGATCGGCCAAGGGCATCGGCAATTTCAAGAACATGTTCCTGCACATCCCCAACGGGAAGAAGGACGGAATCCAGGTGATCCCGATCGCCGATGTGGCGGCGAAGGATGAGTTCATGAACATCAAGAACGTGACGCGCGATGACCTGCTCGCGGCGCACCGCGTGCCGCCGCAGCTCATCGGGATCATCCCCCAAAACAATGGGGGCTTTGGCGACGTGGCCAAGGCCAGCGACACGTTCTTCGAGAACGAGATCGAGCCGATCCAGCAGCGCATGCGGCAGCTCAACGAATGGCTGGGCGTCGAGGCGCTGGTCTTCGCGCCGCGTCCCGCGCCGGCGCAGGGCGCGCGGCCAGGATGACCTGCTAACCCTGCCGCGAAAGCGGCGGGGGCAGAGGCGCGCCAACGCCTCGAACCGACGGACCAGACCCGCCACAATCCAACCGATCCTGCCCATGGAACAGGGGACCGGATCATCCCGCCTGCCGACTCGGCACGGGAACGAATATGGAACAAACGCGATGGAGTCGAGTCTCTCTTCCGTGCAGCCGGTGTCACCGGTTGCCCCCTATATCGGCGGCAAGCGCAAGCTCGCAAAACGCCTGTGCGCCATGATCGACCAGGTCGACCACCAGACCTATGCCGAGCCTTTCGTGGGAATGGGCGGCGTGTTTTTCAGGCGGGCGCATCGCCCGCCATGTGAAGCCATCAACGACTGGTCGCGCGAGGTGCACAATTTCTTTCGAGTGCTGCAGGTGCATTACCTGGCGTTCCTCGAGATGATGCGATTCCAGATCACGTCGCGGGCCGAGTTCGAGCGGCTGTCGCTGGAGAAGCCCGAGACACTCACCGACATGCAGCGCGCGGCGCGGTTTCTGTACCTCCAGCGCACTAGCTTCGGAGGCAAGGTGGTGGGACAGAACTTTGGCGTCTCACTTGGCCGAGGGGGCCATTTCGATGTGACCAAGCTGCAGCCGCTGCTCGAGGCGGTGCATGAGCGCCTGTCGGCAGTCGTGATCGAGCGGATGCGCTGGGCCGACTTCATGCGCAGATATGATCGGCCTGGCACGCTGTTCTATATCGACCCGCCCTATTATCGCTGCGAAGCCGACTATGGCGACGGAATGTTCGATCGGGCCGAGTTCGCGCAGATGGCCGAGCTGTTGGCGGGGCTGAAAGGCCGGTTCATCCTATCGATCAACGACCACCCGGAGATCCGCGCGACCTTTGCGCGCTTCCACCTCGAGCCGGTGCAGGTGGGTTACAGCATCGGCGGCGGCAACAAGCAGGCCAAGTTCGGCGAGCTGATCATCACGCCGAAGTCCTAG